ATACCCCTGGTTTGCACCTCAGATGCAAGTCTTCGAGTCTGGTGAGGTTCAGGACATGTGTGGTGAGGACGTGTCGTTCTGTCTCGATGCGAAGAAGGGCGGCCTTGAGATCTGGTGCGATCCTAAGATTCGCGTGGGTCATGAAAAGACAAGGGTTATTTGAGGTTTATGTCAGCGGCGAACTCGTTTTCTCGACAAATGATGAGGACGCCGCTCTTGACAAAATCCAAGACCTCGCGTTAGATTACTACGAGACAGGTCATCCTGATCCATCCACTATTGAATATGTAAGACATGGCGAAATTGAAAGCCTCCCTAACTGGGAAAACAATTATTGAATCAAAACCGAAAAAAACTCGACAGGGCTGCGGTCAACATACCAAGTATGCCGCGTCCTCTCGAAACAAAGCTAAAAAACGTTACCGAGGACAAGGAAAACGATGAGTTACAACGTTACACTAATCACTGAAGACGGCGAAGTACAAATCACTTGTGATGAAGACACTTCCATTCTTGACGCTGCTGAAGAACAAGGTGTGGACATGAACTATTCATGTCGTGCAGGTGCCTGTTCTTCCTGTGCAGGTAAACTGGTCGAAGGTACGGTTGATCAAGAAGATCAATCATTCCTGGATGATGACCAGATTGATGCAGGTTTTGTCCTGACATGTGTGGCCAAACCTACTTCCGATTGTGTGATTGAAACTGGTAAAGAAGACGAACTGTATTAATATTCGTAATAGGGGGTTCACAAGACCCCCTTTTTTGTGTTTAAATAGTAAAAAGGGATAGCAACCCCTAAAAAAGTTCTGACTCACACTCAGAAAAAGAAAAATGGCTCAAAATCCTGTAGATTTAGGTAAAGATTTTGTCGAAAGTGGGATGAGATTGATCACCCACACGTCATCAGACGCACTTTTAGACAAGGCCAGGAGACTCAGAGAGGGTCCTTGTGATAACTGTGGTCAAAATCCTTGCGATCCAAGGTGTATAAACGCAGGAAAGTATGAAATTCCTGATGACAGGTACTCAAGACCATGTGGAGGAGCTGGTGGTTTTGATGATTTTGTCGAACGTTGGCATGAGTAGTATAAATATATGAGACCAAAGTGTATCGTTAGATGCCAGCTATCGGAGAATCACGATATTTTAAGGATATCTCCTTAAGTTTTAAGAGGCATCCTGTAACGAATGATCTGATTTCGTTAACAAACGAAGCAGCCATTAAAAAATCTGTGCGAAATTTGGTCGAAACAATCAATGGAGAGCGTCCATTCAACTCTCTGATTGGTTCGGCCGTTCGTCAGAGTCTCTTTGAACTTGCCGATAGTGAAATTTTGTTCAGATTAGAGCAAGAAATCACTACTTCTATTGAAAATTTCGAAAAAAGGGTCAAATTGACCTCTGTGAAAGCGTCAAATCCACCAGATTCTAACGAAATTACGGTCGATATCAACTACACGATCATTGGCGAAGTCTTTCCTCCTCAGGAAGTGTCATTCATTCTTCAACCAACTAGACAATAATGGCTTTCACACAGTATACAACTCTAGATTTTGAAGAAATCAAGGCTTCGATCCGCGATTATTTGAGATCGAACTCAAATTTTACTGATTTTGACTTCGAAGGATCGAATATGTCGATCCTGATTGACACATTAGCGTACAACACATACGTTAATGCGTACAATTCCAACATGATTGCCAATGAGGCGTTTCTCGATACCGCTACATTACGAGAAAACATTGTTGCCTTAGCTAGAAATGTTGGTTATGTACCAAAATCTCGTCGTTCTTCAACTGCTCAGATCAGTTTTACTGTAGATTTGGGTACAGGAGTCACAAAATCATCTTTGACTCTCAAGGCGGGTCTTGTGGCCATCGGAGATTATCAAAACACTAACTATACATTCTGCATTCCTGAAGATATTACCAATCCAGTAGTTGATGGATTGTGTAGTTTTACTGTAAATATCAAAGAAGGTACATTCTTAACAAAAGAATTTGTCGTAGATACCTCTCAATCAAATCAAAGATTTATCATTCCTAATTCTTATGTTGATACGTCTACAATCAAAGTAAGAATCAAGGATTCTAGTTCCTCAAGTAATGTAAGAGTGTGGGGACTTGTCAATAATATCGTCGGTGTTAAGACAACATCGGAAGTCTTCCTGATTCAGGAAGTTCAGGACGAAAGATATGAACTTTTGTTTGGTGATGGACAACTTGGTAAAAGACTTTCCAATAGAAACGTTGTCACGGCCAGTTACATCACCACAAATGGTGCTGGTGGTAATGGTGTTCGCAATTTCTCTTTTGCGGGAACTATTGTTGATAATGATGGAGTAGATGTAACGACTGGAATCTCCCAAATTATCACCAATACTCCGTCACAAAATGGTTCAGACATCGAATCAGTTTCAACAATCAAAAATCTCGCACCAAGGTTTTACGCTGCACAACATCGTGCTGTTACAGCTTCTGATTACGAAGTTATTATTCCAACTATCTACCCCAATGCAGAAAGTGTAGTTGCATATGGTGGGGAATCTGCAACACCACCACAATTTGGTAAGGTGTTTATCTCAATCAAACCTCAAAATGGTCAATATATCTCTGATTTTGATAAGAGATTCATTCTCGATGGATTAAAAGGATATTCTGTTGCTGGTATCAAACCAGAATTTATTGATCTTAAGTTCTTGTACGTTGAACTCAACACTTCTGTTTACTATAACAGTAATGCGACAACAAGTCCTAGTGATTTGAGAACAGAAGTCATTGATAATTTGAATACCTACGCAAATTCCACCGATTTGAACAAGTTTGGTGGTAGATTTAAGTATAGTAAGGTCCAAAAGATCATCGACCAGACCAGTAATGCGATTACATCAAACATTACTAAGGTCAAAATGCGTAGGGACCTTGAGGCTAATGTTTCAAACATAGCCCAGTATGAATTGTGTTTTGGTAATGCGTTCCATAACAGAAGAACTGGATTTAACATCAAGTCTACTGGTTTCAATGTTGATGGAATTAGAGGGACGGTTTACATGGCCGATGAATACGTTTCACCAACTAGAGGAAGACTATTTTTCTTCGTAATTGGTCAAGATCAGTCCCCAATTATCGTTAAAAAGAATGCGGGAACTGTAAAATATGACGATGGTGAAATCCTTATAGATACAGTACGGATTGTCTCTACCGATAAGGTAACAAACATCATTGAAGTGGAAGCGATTCCTGATTCTAATGATGTTTTGGGGTTGAAAGATCTCTATGTTCAATTATCACTCGATAAATCCACCTTTACAACGGTAAATGACGTAATTGCTTCTGGTGCCGACATTGCTGGAACCAGTTTTGTTACAACATCAAGTTTCTCAAACGGCAAGTATTATAGAGAATAATGATCGACACAAGTTCGCAGAAGGTTAGAGTTAATCAGGTAATTTCTAGCCAATTACCCTCTTTTGTTCAAGAGGAAAATCCTCTTTTTGTCGATTTTCTCAAAACATACTATCTTGGTGAAGAATACCAAGGTGGTAATTTAGATATTTCTCAGAATTTTAACGAATATCAAAAAGTAGAGACTTTTAGTGGTAATACTAACCTGATTGGGTTTACCACATGTACTTCAGAAGTAACTTTCTACGATTCAACCATCAATGTTACCTCAACAGAGGGATGGCCTGAAAGTTACGGTCTTTTAAAAATTAATGATGAAATTATTTCTTACACTGGTAAGACAGAAACCTCTTTTACGGGTTGCCTGAGGGGTTTTAGTGGTGTAGAAAGTCTTCATCATAAGTCTGATCCAGATCAGCTGGTATTTTCTCAAACTTCAGCAACTTCTCATAAAAATAACACTCAGGTTATCAATCTGAGTAACCTGTTCTTACAGGAATTTTGGAAAAAGACTAAAGAACTGTTTCTCCCTGGATTTGAGAACAGAACTCTTAATAATGAAGTAGACAAGGCTAATTTCTTACGACAATCTAGAGATTTTTATTCTGCAAAAGGAACTGACACTGCAGTTTCCATTCTTTTCAGGGTTCTTTTTGGTAAAGATGTCAGTGTCATCAAGCCAATCGAATATCTGATTGCTCCTTCCGATGCAGATTATGTTGTAACTCAAGATATTGTTGTTGAGGTCTTAAGTGGTGACCCTGCAAAGGTTATTGGTCAGACTTTAAGACAAACTGGTGATGACTACTCTGCGGCCTCGATTTTCAATGCAAGAAAGAATGAGAGAAATGGTAGAAACTACTATATTCTCAGTCTGAGCAAAGAAACTGCAAGAGGACAGTTTGATATCACTGGTGGATCGGTATTAACAAATAATGTTGCTATTGGAGCTACCGTTTTAACCGTAGATTCTACATTAGGATTCCCAGATAACGGATCTTTCTACGTTGGTGCTGGAATTACTGTTGGTATCGCAACATATTCAAGTAAATCATCGACACAGTTCTTTGGTGTAACTGGAATCTCATCTTCATATCAAGAAGGCCAGTTTGTAAGGTCTTCGAACACTGTGTATGCGTATGAAGGTGGTGATATTACAAAACCCGTCATTTTTAGAATGACTGCGGTTGCTCATGGTGCAGATTTGAGTGGTATTGGATATCTGTATCCTGGTGATGTTCTAAGTGCAAGAAATCTTGGTAATTATTCCTTGGGGAATGATTATAGACTGAATAGTTGGATTCATAACGTCAAGACGACTTCTAATGTTTCAAAGGACATTGGAAGTAATAGATCTAATATTGATCTAACAAATAATACCGTTAATACCACAGATCCACATCTCCTGAGACTAGGTGATCCTGTAACTCTTGTTGATATCAGTTCTGCGATTCCCCAGAATGTTGAAGGAACAGTATCTTCGATTGTAAGTCCAAATGCATTCCAGTTAAACATTACTAGTGGATCTATTTCTCTTAATAGGGCCTATAAAGTAAGATCAAACACTATTTTTGCAAAGGCTGATAGTCCATCTGTAAGAGTTAATAACTTTGTTGCGAATGTACAGAATACATACACTGATAAAGGTGGTGAATATGTATATGTAACGGCTGGTAGTTTACCTGCATATACTATTCATGCAACAAACAGAAAGAAGACATTTAATGCTTCGAAGGTTTCTGGTAATATAATCAACATTGATAATCATGGATACTTTACTGGGGATCTTGTAAAGTATAGGCCAGTTGGTGTTACAAGTGCGTTAGTTGGTTTAGGCACAAATTTAAACTATGCTATTACTAGAATTGATGATAATAATGTCAAACTCTCTCAAAGTATTGGTGATGCTGCCGTAAAGAGATTCCTGAACATTTCTTCAGCCGGCGTTAATCATGAGTTCGTACCAGTTGAATTAAATTCAAAACAATTACAACATCAAAACATACTCAGAAGATTCCGCAAATCTCCAGTTCTTAAGGAGTATGACACAGTTTTCCAAAATGAAACTGTTGGAATGTTTAGAAACGGTGTGGAAGTCGTTTCTAACCAGTCTGGTGATGCTATCTGGTATGGAACTATCAAAGAATTGGAAGTTCAAAATGGTGGAACGGACTATGATGTTCTGTATCCACCCAATATCAATATTTCGGATGCTGTTGGAACTGGAGCAACTGCATACGCTATTGTTGAAAGTGGCAAATTCAAAGAAATTGAAGTAGTAACTGGTGGTTATGATTTGAAGGAAGTTCCTAAGATCAGAATTACTGGTGGTAATGGAACTGGTGCAGCTGCGGCGGGGAGATTAAAAGAAACTCGCACCGTAAGATCCTTCAATGCAGATACGGGAGTGGATCCATCCACTGATACAGTAACATTTAGAGACAGACACCTTTTTGTAAATGGGGAATCTGTTTACTACAATAAGGCCAGAGGATTTGCTGCAGTTGGTGGTCTTGTAGATAATTCTTTGTATTATCTACATGTAACTAGTGACTTCAAAGTTCAGTTTATGGAGACTTACCAAGATGCTGTAAACGGAACCAATCCAATTAATATTACATCTAAAGCTCCTGGTACTAATACTCTAACTGCAACTAGAATTATTAAAGTTCTTGATAGTATTGTCGTAACTAATGAAGGATCTGGATATTCGAACAGAAGAGCCGTTGTAAGTAATTCATTATATCCACCCGTAGATTACACGACCGTGGATGATATCAATTCTGGTATCAATACTGCAAATAATTTTGTATTCTTCAAGAAACATGGATTCCAGAGTGGTGATCTGATCGAGTATAATTCGACAGGTCCTATCTCTGGATTATCAACTACACAAAATTATTATGTAATTAGAATTGATGAAAATAGATTTAGAGTTGCGGCTGCTGGAATTGGAACCACTGCAACACAAACTAATTTGAGGAATAATGATTATATCAAGTTTGGTAATATTGGTAGTGCATCACACACATTCAAGTACCCTGACATTCACGTCAGTGTTGAAGCGGTAACTGGTGCTGCTAGTACAACATATGCCTGGCCTACAGTAAGACCAATTTGTCAGGGTCATATTGTTCAGTGTCCTGTTACATCAGTTGGTTCTGGATATGGTGCAACTGATACTATTAATGTACATAGAAGACCAAATGTAACGGTATCAAATGGATCTCGAGCTCTTATTGACGTTGTTATCGATGGTGGTAAGATTGTAAGGGCATTCGTTAAAGATGGTGGTGGTGGATATGCAACTCCACCAAAATTGGAAGTTCGCGGTGATGGTAAATTTGCAAGATTGGTTGCAAATGTAAGTGGTGGAGTAATTACATCTGTATCAATTATTGATTCTGGTAAAGACTACACTCCAGAAAACACAACTATCTCTGTCATTCCATATGGATCTGGTGCCAAAATTGCAGCCAGCGTCAGTAAGTGGAATGTTGACTTTATTGAAAAATATAAAAAGAATATCAGTGAAAATGATGATGGTATCCTGGTAACAAGCAATAATGAAAAATATGGATTGAAGTATGTACATGCATATGCATCCAGAAAGTTAAGACAGGTTTTAAATGACAATATTGAAGATGATTTCAGTGAAAAGACAACACTGACACACTCTCCCATTCTTGGTTGGGCTTTTGATGGATCTCCAATTTATGGCCCATATGGATATGGAACACCTACTGGTGGTGCTGTAAGAAGAATGGTTCCAAGTTACACTCAAGTAACTAAGGGAAATAGACCACCACTGTCAGTATTTCCAGTTGGTACTTTCGTTGAAGATTATCTTTTCACAAATGATGGAGATCTAGACCAGTTCAATGGTAGATTCTGTAGAACTCCAGAGTTCCCAGATGGTGTTTATGCATACTTCTGTAC